TGCGCTTCCCCGACGCGCAGCGCGGGAGGCGCCACGCAAGAAGTAGCGATGGGCTGGTGGGACCGCTGGGTATGGTCCCGCGTGGCCAACCGTGAGGCGCTGACCCTCGAACAACTCCTCGCCTCAGAGGCCACGCCCACCGCCGCCGGGTGCCCGTCACGACCGACCACGCCCTGCGCCTCTCGGCCGTTTGGGCGTGTGTGCGGCTGCTGGCCGACGCCGTCTCGACCCTGCCGCTGGACGTGTACCGGCGCGGCGACCGCGATCCGCTGTCGGAGCTACCGCCCCTGCTACGACAGCCGGCCGCCGGCATGAGCCTCAACGAGTGGCTGTACGCGGTGATGGTGTCGCTGCTGCTGCGGGGCAACGCCTACGGCATCGTGACCGGGCGCAGCGGGTCGACCCTGCTCCCCGCCCAGGTCGACCTCGCCCACCCCGACCGCCTGGGTGTGACCGTGACCCCGGACGGGCGGGTGCAGTACCGGCTGAACGGCGAGGAGCTCGTGCCCGACAACGTCTGGCACGTCCGCGCCTACACCTTCCCCGGGACCGTGCTCGGCCTCTCCCCGGTGGACTACGCCCGCCAGACCATCGGCCTCGGCCTCGGCGCCGAGCGCTTCGCCGGCCAGTTCTTCGCCGACCCGGTCCCCTCCGGCGTCCTCTACGCCGACCGCGATCCCAAAGCAGACGGCGCCAAGAAGCTGCAGGCGGAATGGATGGCCGCCCGCAAAGCCAACCGCGCCCCGGCCGTGCTGCATGGCGCCCGGTTCGAGCCGCTGTCGGTGCGCCCCGAGGAGAGCCAATTCCTCGGCACCATCGACGCCAACCGCAACGCCATTGCCTCGCTGTACGGGGTGCCGCCCGAGATGATCGGCGGGACCACCGCCGGGCCGCTCGCCTACACCTCCCCCGAGATGCGCTCCCTCGACCTGCTTACCTACACCGTCCGCGGCTGGCTGGTCAGATTGGAGAACGCCATCACGGCCCTGCTGCCCTCCAACCAGTTCGCCCGGTTCAACGCCGCCGGCATGGTGCGCGTCGACCTCAAAAGCCGTTACGAAGCCCACGAGATCGCCCTACGCGCCGGGTTCCTGACCGTCGACGAAGTGCGGGCGCTGGAGGACCGGGGGCCGCTCCCTGGGGGTGCAATCGCATGATCCTGACCCGCGAGTTCGAGAGCTCCCTCGTCCTGCGCGATGGGGGCGATGGCCGGACCCTCCACGGTCCGCTCCTGCCGTGGGGGGTCACGGCCCGCGTCCTCGACCGGGGCCGGCTGGTCGAGGAGGTGTTCGAGCGCGGCGCCCTGGTCGACGCGGACCCGGCCAGGGTGCCGCTCACCGCCACCCATCCGAGGGACGCCGGCACGCTGCCAATCGGCCGCACGCTGGCCATCGAGGACCGCCCCGACGCCGCCTGGGGCGAGTGGCTGGTGAGTGATACCGCCCTCGGCAACGAGGTGCTGGCCCTGGCCCGCGACCAGGTTCCCCTCGGGTTGAGCATCGGATTCGCCGAGGTGCCCGGCGGGTCGCGCTGGTCGCCGGACCGGCGCCGCGTCACCCGGACCAGGGCCGTGCTCGACCACGTCGCCGTGGTCAGAGTGCCGGCCTACGTTGGGGCCGGGGTGGTGGGTGTCCGCGCGGGTGCGGTCGGATGCCCCGCCCCGGTCCTGCTCACCCTGGCCCGGCTTCGTGGGTAAGCACCGCATCAACGTCGGTGTCGGCCACGCGCAGGGCCGATGCCGCAAGTGCAAAGCGTGGTTCGTCGGCCCGGGCGACCGCTGCCAGGACTGCGCCCGCGAGCTACGCCAGCGCAAGCGGCGCAAGCCACGATGAGAACCCTGCTCCGCCCCTGCCTCGGCTGCGGTACCAGCGTGCGGGGCAAGCCGAGGTGTGCTGACTGCGAACGCGCCCACGCCCGGGCCAAGCGGGCACGCCGCCCCGATCTGGACGACGCCGCCGAGCGCAAGCGCCGCGCCCGCCTCGTCGCCGACCACCGCGCCACCATCGGCGACTGGTGCCCCGGCGTCCCCGAGCTACGCCGCGGCGCCCACCCATCCGCCGACCTCACCGCCGACCACCTGGTCGAGGTCGCCCTCGGCGGCCGCCCCGATGGGCAGCTGGTCGTCCGCTGCCGGTCGTGCAACTCGGCCCGATCCGCCTGGGTAGCGACCGGACTTTGTGTGGCCGCCGGGCTGACGACCCCGGCCCAGCCGAAGTTTCCGACACTCTTGGAGAGCACCGACCCGGGCGACCGGGAGGGCCCGGTGGTCACGTGAGGGCGGGCCCGAAGGGCACCGTTACGGCGCCTCCGCTCAACCTGCGCCGCCTCCCACGCCGGGGTGATGCCCGGGCCGCGGCGTTCATCGAACGGTACGTGACCGTCCCCAAGGGCACCGGGGCCAGGCGCCGCCTCAGAATCCGGCCCTGGCAGCGGGAGGTCATCCGGGGGGTACTCGGCGACCCGCGCCCCCGGCAAGCGCTCGTCTCCATCCCGGCCGGGAATGGGAAATCGACGCTGGCGGCTGCCCTCGGCCTCTACGGGATGCTTGGCGACGGCGTGGAGGGCGCCCAGGTGCTCGTGGTCGCCAGCGATGAGCGGCAGGCGCGGATCATCTTCACCACCGCCGCCCGCATGGTCGAGCTGGACACTGACCTCTTAGCCCGGGTCCAGGTGTTCAAGGATCATCTGTTGGAGCCGAGGTCCAACAGTATCTTCATGGCGCTGCCCGCCGACCCGGGCGCCCTGCAAGGCTGGGACCCCAGCCTCGCCATCGTGGACGAGCTCCACGTGGTCACTGATGACACCTACGAGGCGATGGAGGCCCGCGCTGGCAAGCGGGATCGTTCACTGCTGCTGGCCATCTCCACCCCGCCCCGGGCCGGGCAGGATGACAGCGTGATGCGCCGGCTGGTCGACCACGGGAGGGCCGGCGCCGATCCGTCGTTCTACTTCCGTGAGTTCGCCGCCCCGGCCGGCTGCCCGGTGGATGACGAGCAGGCATGGGAGGTCGCCAACCCGGCCCTGGACGACTTCCTCCACCGCGACGCCCTTCGGGCCACCCTACCGCCGAAGATGCGCGAGGCCGCGTTCCGCCGCTACCGCCTCGGCCAGTGGGTCACCGTGGAGGATGCCTGGCTGCCCGATGGCGCCTGGTCGAATTGTGTTGCCCCGGGCAAAGAAATTCCGGACGGGGTCGAGGTGGTGATGGCTCTGGATGGGTCGTTCTCCCGCGACTGCACGGCCCTGGTGGTGGCCACCGTGGAGGATCGCCCGCACGTCGCCCTCTATCAGCTGTGGGAGGCCCCGGAGGGTGCCCGCGACTGGCGGGTCCCCGTCGTTCACGTCGAGGACGCGATCCGGGCCGCCTGCCTCCGCTGGCGGGTGGTGGAGGTGGCCGCCGACCCCTACCGCTGGCAACGCTCCCTCGAGGTCCTCGACGGCGACGGCATCCCCGTAAGCGAGTTCTTCCAGAACGCCGCCCGCATGGGACCGGCGACCGCCCGCGCCTACCAGCTGATCGTGGACGGCGGGCTAACCCACGACGGCGACCCGAGACTCGCCCGGCACGTCGCCAACGCTATCCTCAAGCAAGACTCCCGCGGTGCCCGGCTCGCCAAGGAACACAAGGACAGTAAGCGGCGGATTGACGCGGCAGTGGCCGCGGTTATGGCCGTGCATCGTGCCGCCGAGCTGGCCGGCGTGGGGCAAGCGGCCATCTACATTTAATTGGCCAGTGGTCCGTCTCGAAAATGTTTCGCCGTCTAGCCAATTTCCGGCTGCTCCGACGACTGTGGAACGGCAAACGATCATGGACATGCACCCATGGTAACTCCCGCCCAGGGCTTCAAGACAATCAGCGGACAAGGTCCAGCGCTGACTGTTGAACTTCTCCGAACATAGCGTATCATTCCGAACGAGGATCGGTCTAGGGGAGGCGTCCACATGGCGGAAAGTAGGGCAGAGGTTAGGCCCTGGTGGAAGGGTATTAGTTGGCTAGTACTCCAGCCGTAGATCGTGATCTGGCCCGTTGGACATGGCCAAGGCGGGTGGGGAGCGCAGGGCGGCCACCGTTGATGATCCGGTGTTGTGAGCACAACCAGAGATC